AATTGCAAGGGGTCCTCTGGAGGTTGTTCTGTATCTTCTCCGCTATTACTTGGTACCGTGCCTACTACACCTGGCTCAGGCGCTGGCAGGCCGCCTAACGCCCTGCCGGGAATTCAGCGACCAATAGTAGGTACGTCTTCACCAAACGTGTTATATTCGGTGATCTCAATACACGCTTGAGCAACTTGGCCAGAATCGCCAAATTTGTTAAGAGCAATGAAATTGGTTACATTGCCAACCTGAGGTCTGACCTTAATAGTAAATTCCAGAATTGCTCGGTAATCATTTTGAGTAATAGAAATGTGTCCAACTGAAGATGCAGTCGTAGCGCCACCAGCTCCCATTGTAGGTACAGATGTAATCTGTCCTACCAAATGGACAGCATTAGACAATTCCGGCGCGATTGAGCCCCAGGTGCTTGCAGCGTTGATATCTTGAATTAGAGTATCGTTGTTTTCAAGCCGGATAATAACTTTGTAAACACCAGAGGCGTTCGGTGGAAAACAAAATGCGTTGTCTTCAACTCCGGTCCAACTTGTCTTCAAGTCCAATGCAAGATGAGGTTTCACTGCAATGTCCAAGGTATTTTTTGCAAAAGGAGCCAGGACACTGGTGGAACCATCAGCTCGTTCATCATATGAGGTACCAAGAACACCGTATGTCTGTGCGTTGCTCGTCAACTGAATAGGTGTTGAATGAGTGCATAAAGCCCTGAATGCTTTAATTCCAAGACCCCTGTTCGCATGAAGCTTTGGCTTCATGAGCTTAACAGTGTAAGCAACGTACAAGCAACCGATTTCCTTCGAAGCGAGTTCCGCAGGAATATTAGATTGCGCGAGACTGAAAGTAGCATGATCAAAGTCACGCTGGTCGTCGGTTGCAAGTAATCCGCCAAGACGAATAAACTTGTGACCATCACCAACAATCTTACTAGGGTCAGCCTCAACACCATGAACAAGACTGTCATGAGCCTGACACTGATTAGCATGGGGATAGCTCTGCATCTCATGCTTATCTTGGAACTCTTGCGCCTTAAAGTTAAACTTATGCGCCGCAGTCACGGTACCGTGAATAGTCAATTCATCGGTCGTTCCGACCATCTTCTTGCCTTCGTATTCAAAGACACACTGAATAATCTCATATTCCTCAAAGTTAGCAGCAAGCTGCGACAACCAGGGGAACACTCGTTCAAGTCCAGGGTTCACAGTCAAAGTTTGAACTTCAAACCCTGAAGGGGAGCTGGCACCTACACTGCCAGCACCGTAGATCTCCTGGACAAGTTCGCGATGACTCACAATAAGAGATCCATCAGAGCCACTGGATTGCATAACTGGAGTGTTTGGATCGCCACCAAGGAAAAGCTGGTTAAATCGCCTGTCCTCTTGGGAAGCTTTAATAGCCCAATTCCTACCCATACCAGAAGCGTACGTACCGCGACCCATGTATCCTGACGCTACGCCAGCAACACCTGCAGCAGCGGAAAGGGGAGCGGCAAATTCAGGTGCGACGAACTTGGCAGCAGAGGCGCCTGCTCCTAGAAGGTCGGCACCTGCTGCTACCCCTTGTTGAAAACCGTGCTGGAAAGAGGGTTGCTTTACGAAGTTATACACGTTGCGAAACACACCGTATTTGCCACGTCCGTAATAACGATGGCGTGTACGCGCAGCTCGTTGTGTTTTGGATGCTCTCTTCCAAGTGGGACCAAATCTCTTCACATTCGCTAAAGTACCGCGAACGTAATATGATTTATAGTAATGGCGTTTACCATACTTTTTTCTTGCGTACGTACGCTTCGCGTAGGCGCGTTTGCGAGGATAACTCGCATAACGGCGTTTTCCATATTTTTCATATGGTATATAAGAAGCGCGTATCTTCGATCCACGTTTCATTGCGCCGTACATGGCCGGGCTTAATGGTCCAACAAATGGTTGCTGGGCCCATGTTTGTTCGTTAGACATCTGTGTAATCGTGTTTGGGTCAGGTAAATCAGAATACGGCACGTAGCGTTGTGAAGGATGCCGAGATTCCTCCTGCGCATCTGATAATGAAGGAGTGCGCTTTCTGATCTGGCCTGAATAGTTACCGATATCCATCGCTAATAAATCCTTCATGGAGATCGATACGTCACCTCCAGGACCAGATATCATACCTGCTGATTTCTGTACCGTGCAGAAATTTGTGATGTTCTCTTGTCTGGGCCAGCCTCTTTAGGCCATGGCCCCAAATGAGCGTTAGGGTATTTACGGATAAAGGCAATATATTCCCAATCCATTTAATCAGAACTATCGCTATCGCGCGCGCGTGATTGTGGGGTTTCCTCTTTCTTGGTTTCAGGCTTTTGATCCTTCTCCAAAAATTCGTCTACACCTTTAACTTTAGCACAACATATACTCTTAATAGTAATGTTGAGTTTGGCCGTCGCTTGCTGTGGCATCATCGTCTAGGGCCAAACTTAGCTAAAGCTGGATTGGTGCGCCTATTTCTGGCGCCAATAATCCTTGAAATTGGCATGTTAACAACGGGTAAAGCATACCCGTGAAACCAATCGTATACTGGCATAAACTTAGCGTTTATGTGCACAGGTAATCCTGGTACCAAAAACGCGCCATATGCAGTCCCGCCAAAAAAAGCAGCGATTCCGCCGCCTCTGCTAAAACCTATGTGCTTTACAAAAGCACTTTCGTTACCATATTCGCGCCAAACCTCCTTGATACGTCGATACCAAGCGCCTGGTAACAAAGCAGTGGCTATAAGATCTTCACCAAACTCTCTCCAGTGCCTTCCTTTCGTAACGTTAAAGATTTTGTCAGGGTAACCAGTAGGAAACCAGTTGATAACAACTGTTCCATTAATAAGTAACACTTCGTGATACCGGTCTTGTTTTACGACTATCGCTCCTTCGTTGCGTAGTCGATCAATAAACTGACTGTAACTGAGCATTGTAAATGCGCAGTTAGTTATGCCGCCCTGGCCCCGGCACCCGCCCCACTCTTCTAAGTAACAACGCACACTAAAGTGGCGTTTTTTTTAACTTAGAAGTCCGGGTAATAGTTAACCGGACTTCTGCGACGAAGCGTTCTGATTGGTCAATCATCCCGCTTCTAAGTTTAAAAAAAATTTTCTATACAAATTACCCTAATACATAAATCCAAAAACCCCCTAAAATATCACTACTCCCCTAAATATCATACCATATTTACGGATGAGGAATTTCCTCATTGTATTTAAGCTGGATTGTCCTACACGTTGTTTCACAACACGACGCATACGCACGCTCCGCGAGACGCTCCAGGGCGACATTCGCCGTTACGCATCCCCTCAGGCTCAAACTCGGTGAGTACACGCAAGACCCCTTTTGTGACATCATACTCGAGTTTCAGCGTCTATATCATCATACTCGCTCCGCGCTGGCGTCGATCCTGTCGCGCCGGTCCGGGGGGACCATATCACGTTTTTGAATTTTCGAGCGGGAAAATTGACAATTTTCAAATTCCCAACGGACAGATGTCCGCTGAACATATTCAGGTAAACCTTCAGATTAAACATGTATCGCCTACTGCCGATACTCATGTGTGCAAACACCATTACCGTATTTGGAAAGATGGTTATATGGTCGAGTCCTTGCCCGATCCATTCGGCTCGCCTCTTCGTCCTCTTTGCACAAAATGCGATAAAAGGTTCGAACGCACGATACCATCGTGCAAGACGATCAAGGAAAACAGTTTCGAACCGGGGTCGCCCAAGGACGAAGAAATCGTTAAACGATTTCTCCAACTGACTGGATACACACCTCCTCCGGCTCCGCGAAAACCGCGATCACATCGTCGTGTTGTTCCTACACCAGTTGGCCCCAAGCATTCCGTCGTCATTGACAGTTTGCCTGACGCAGCTCGTGACCCGACCTGGATCGACAAACTAGTTGCTGAAGACTTTACTGTCAGGGAACTAACGTTCAACCTGCCCGACTCTTTATATGAATAGGTAGTCATACAATGTAATGATGACGAATCTGATAAAATCGATTTATATGATTGGATAAATTCTATGCATGATCGACGTTTAACCACGCGATCGAAGGTATCCTATTATATTGGCCAAGCTGAACGTGGTGGTCAAACGAATAAATTGCACTTTCAAGTGTACGTTCAGTCTGATCATAAAGTAAAATTGGAGAAATGGCGTGCTTTCTTTACTTTTAACGGCAAGTCTTTTCATATCGTGCATCCCCTTCGTGGAAGCAGCGATGACAACATTGCCTACTGTTCAAAAGATGATACCAGAGCTGACGAAATGGTCTTACCTGTCGGTAATCCGTTGAATCCTTACACCGAAGAATGGCCTATGCCCAATCCTTTCACACACGGTGACGCTCGTGATATTGCTTCCCCTCGCCAGGGAGAAAGAAACGATCTCAGCGAACTTAAGGCTTCAATTGAAAACCAAGAAAACTGGACAGATATATACAAAAATCATTTTGAAGCTATCTCAAAATGTGCTAACACATCTGAAACTTATTACAATCTCGTAGGACAACAAAAAGCGCATGAAGCCGCTGTTTCCTTCTACCAAGAACAGACACTCAGACCATGGCAACAAAGGCTTGTTGAGTTTTGCCAATCACCTGTTCATAATCGTCAAGTTGTGTACCTGTGGGAACAAACTGGTGGAGTCGGCAAATCTTTCATGGCTGGTTACTTGCAGACAATGTGCAAAGCAGTGGTATTGCAACCTGCTAAAAAGGCAGACCTTCTTTATATCCTGTCAAAACACGTGCGAGAGCCCGGTTGTAACACTATCGTGTTTGACGTCTCTTGTTCCAATGCTGAATACGGTATGGATGTTGTTTATACTGTTGCAGAGCATTGCAAAGATGGTCGCATGCTTGTCACGAAATATAATTCGTGCCAATACAGGTTCACGCCTAAACACGTAATTATTCTATCTAATAATCCACCTGACATGCAAAAGCTCAAAGCAGATCGATGGACTGTTATTCACTTGACTGGTATTAACTTAACTATGCCGCAACTCATCAGACCTGCTCTTGGTTCTCTTTCAGAAAACATCATTTAAGTTTGTCAAAATCCATAATATGTTAACATAAAGTCCCTTTTTCGAATATATTCGTCACGTTCATATTCTCGAGTTTCAAGATTTGGAACGCTTTCCATTAAATTCAACATATGATTTTGACTTTTCAAGAAGTCCCTAATTTGTATTCTAGTCTGGTGAATTAAGCCTTTCCAAAACGCACGATCTTTATTAGGTAAATTTGTGTAATATTCTAATTTCCTTTTTAAATAAAATATGTCTTCGGATATGACATCAACATCGTTTTGCATTTGTTTCAAACGTAATATTTCCTCTTCGACAAACGCAATTTTTCGTTCATATCGTTTTATTTTATCCACACGTTGATCCCATTGCGCAATTTGCGACTCGCGTCGACGCTTCATTGCGCTTCTATTAATGATAATCTTGAGGCCAGCGTTGCCGTGCTAGATTGGCGAGGTCTTCAGCATAATACAAATCGTATTCGTATCGTTGTAATTTTCTTACTAGATCAAAATAACGTCTGTACCCCCCATGTCTTTCCAAAAAAGACTTTGGCTTGTAAGGTATCACCCCGAAATTTGTTGTTGGTTTATACATACGTCGTTCTTGATTTCGGTATTTATATAAACTGTTCAACCTTCTAGTTTCCACATTCCTAGCTTTCCAGCGTATACCGCGGTTTCGATACTTTCCAGCACGTCCCCAATTGTTACGATTGTAACGTGCATACCATCGGTATTTGTGTGGATAGCGCATCATATAATGATACTATTCAATTAGTTCGCTAAGCTCATCATACATTGCTTTTCTAACTGATTCGCGTTCGCGTTCATCTACTATTTTCTTTACTTCGTCTTCCACGTACAATACAAGATCTCTTACAAGATCATCATATAGCTCATGGAACCGAGCAGCGCATAATGCGGATATGCGCTCAAAGCTCGCACTCGTCATCTCGTGGGCTTTTTGTTCAGTCATTTAGCTAAGCTGAACGTGCACCTCGGTGCACAAAGGAATGAAGTTAAACATTCGTTTCGTTCCCATACTCTTTACGGAAGACATACATGCACCATCGATTGTTGCATTATGAATATGATTAGTTGGTCCAGAACTTACCCAAAAGAATAAATATGAAGCAGGGTAAGGAGATGCTTCAAGATCCGTGTTCTGAAACACCTTAGTAGTTTCACTGGTATGTAAGTTACTACTGGTGACGCTGTTGTTCATCGTCGGGCCTAAACTTCGTTTGTGTATTTTCGCGTACATGTTCCCATTCATCATATCATTTATGACTGATGAATCGGTGCCAACATAACGAAACTTCAGAGTAAACGTTCCAATGTTGGCGTCCACTGCTTCAACTTCAAAGTTGATTGAGGGTGTAAAAGGAGATGGAGCCAATGGAACTGTCTGTGAATGATACCGTGGTAAAAATGCACAAGATGTGCCAGATGCTCCAGAACCTAAAGGATCCCAATCACTGTACCACATGTTCGTGAACGTAGTCGAATCCATGCACTTAATAACAAAAGCTTTCGATTGTGTGCTTGATTGATCATTCACAACCAAGGTTGTCAAACCTGAATATGGTGTTAACAAACTTCCTGTAACAACATGGTTGTTCTGTGATAAAGTCTGATTGCCTAACACTGCTTGAATCCAACTTCCATTTGTTGAAGCAAGTTGAGATGTAGCAAATAAAGCATTTTGAAGACTGTATCTGCCATCTCCCTCATAAAAACTTGCTGACATGTTAAAACCATTACAATTCTTAAACGTGATAGTGAAATTCACGTTTACTGAATTCAAGTTATTCAAATTTCCAGGATAATTTGTCCAAGTGTCTGTATGAGGTTGCGTTCCAATTGCTGGGACATTGTTAAAACATAATTGCAAGGGGTCCTCTGGAGGTTGTTCTGTATCTTCTCCGCTATTACTTGGTA